CAGCGCCAGTCGTGACGAGTGTTTGGTTTAACCGTTACCCCGGAAAAATGCGTGGACCATACAACTCAAGGGAAGTTGCTGACTTTGGCGCAACATTTGGCAGATTAGATGTCCTGCGCATCGACACCTGCAACGGCGTATCAACTGCACATCTGGAGCCGGGTAAATGAGCGTGTTCGTAGTCGGAAACCGTGGCGTTGCATTCACGGTTGGGGTGTCAAAGTGCAGCGAGACGAATGATAGCATGATGCCGTTCTTCGCCATCGCGCCATCGAAGCCAGTTGAAGAATTCATGTCGAAGCTGCCGCCGTCGCCGGTTTACGGTGGCGAGAAAACTGTGATGGACGCCGAGGAAGTCTTTCGGACCCATGGCACCGTCGTTTATTTCAACGACATGAGCACGACCGAAAATCTGATCGCGATGCTGATCCAGCTCGTCCACGACGTCAACGACACGGAGTGGGCGGACCGAAAGGCTAACAGGGAGACAATTCAATGATCGTCAACGGAGCATCTCTGCTGCTGGCAGCCCCGATCAAAAACATGCTTAGCGGCAAAGAGCGCGAGCATGGCGTGTCGCACGGCCTAGGCGAGGCAGGATACGATATCACGATCAAGCAGAGCATCGACTTTCGGATCAGCCAAGATCCACACATCGGTCGAAGCGTCCGGGTCGATGGTGTCCTCGAAGCTGGATCATTCTGCATCGCCAGCGCGGTGGAAGAGTTCCAGATGCCAAACAACTTGGTTGGCGTCGTGCACGACAAGAGCACATGGGCTCGGCGCGGGCTGAGCGTCTTCAACACGATCATCGAGCCGGGGTGGTTTGGCCACCTGACCCTCGAGCTGGTTTACCACGGCACCAAGCCTCTGTTCATTCCGGCAGGCGCAGGCATTGCGCAGGTCATCTTTCACAAGATCCAGCTGCCAGCATCGTACGATGGAAAATACCAAGGGCAGGCAGACAAACCCGTAGGAGCAATTGATGGCTGATATTGAAGGCGACGGCATGATCACGGTATTTCCGGACCTGAGCCGCAGGGTGGAATATGAAGCCCTATGGCGCGTCCTGAGTCTTGCATATGCACAGGCATCGCAGGGCAAGGGCGCTGAGCGGCACGGGCAGGGGCAGCCATTCGAGGATCAGCCCATGCTCAAGATCTCCGGCATGCTTGGCAGCAACCACGGATGCCTGTATCAGGCCATGAAGAAGATCCAAGAGTCCTCCCGTATGAGCGACGATGCCGCAAAGCGAGAGCTCCTTGGTGCCATCAACTATCTGGCCGGTGCTTATCTCCTGCTGGAAGAATAAGGCTCGATCTGCTATGGTCGCGTCAACCTGATCCATGAAGGGATTTGAAAATGCCAATCGTTCCCGGCCTTAACCCAGCCATCCGCCTAGACCAAGACCAAGAAGAGCCAGCGATTTCCCCAATGGACATCTCGGTCGAAGATGCAGATGGCGAGCCGGATATCCCAGAATTTTCTCAGGATGGCGCGATCCTGCGCATCGACCATGGTGATGGCTCGATCACCGTCTCGCTTGACGGTAAGCCGATCTCAGAGGCCGAAAACGATACAGGCCCAGAGGGCTGGTATGACAACCTCGTTGAAGAGATCGATGACGGCGAACTGCAGGCAATTGCAGATGACCTGCTGCGCGCCGTGGATGATGACCTCGCCAGTCGCGCAGAGTGGGTTGAGGATCGCGCCCACGGCATGCGCCTGCTCGGCCTAAAGATCGAGCTGCCCGGCCTGAGCACCGGCGACGGCGCGCCCATCGAGGGTATGTCTAAGGTCCGTCACCCGCTGCTGCAGGAAGCCGTCTTGCGCTTTCAGGCCAACGCCCGGTCCGAGATGCTGCCCACCGACGGCCCGGTCAAGATCCGCGATGATAACAACGCATCCACCGTCGAGCGCGACGAGATCGCCGATGCCTTTGAAAAAGATTTCAACCACTATCTGACGGCGACGGCGAGCGAATACTACCCCGACACGGACCGCATGTTTCTGATGCTCGGCTTCGGCGGTACGTCGTTCAAGAAGATCTATTTCTGCCCGCTGCGCAACCGCCCCGTGAGCGAGAGCGTCGATGCCGATGATCTGATCGTCAACAATGCGGCAAGCGATCTATACAACGCCCGGCGCACCACGCACCGCGTGTTTATGAAGCCGTCGACCGTGCGCCGCTTGCAGATCCTGAACGTGTACCGCGACATCGAGCTGTCCACGCCGAACGAGGCGACGACTGACAGTGTCACCGAGGCCAAGGCCGCGCAGCAGGGCGTCACCACGAATTCGTCCAATCCAGATGATCGTGACCGCGAGATCTATGAGGTCTATTGCGAGCTGGACCTGAAGGGGTTTGAGCACAAGCACAAGGGCAAGGAGTCCGGCCTCGAGATCCCTTACCGCGTCACCATCGACGTGTCGTCGCGCGAGATCCTGAGCATCGTACGCAACTATCCCGAAGACACGGCCGAGATGCCCGAGGCGCGCAAGACCTTTGTGAAGTACACCTTCGTGCCCGGGTTTGGCTTCTATGACATCGGCCTGCTTCATATTCTCGGCAACACCACCAACGCCGTCACCGCCGCGTGGCGTGAGCTGTTGGATGCCGGCATGTATGCAAACTTCCCGGGGCTCCTGATCTCGGATAGCGGGTCGCGGCAAAACACCAACATCTTCCGCATCCCCCCGGGCGGCGCGGCGCAAGTCAAGACCGGCGGCATGCCGATCAATCAGGCTGTCATGCCCCTGCCGTATAAAGAGCCATCGCAGGCCCTGATGTCGCTGGTGGAGAATATGGCTGCCACCGGTGCACGCGTCGGCGGCACGTCTGAGCTGCAGGTCGGCGAGGGCCGGCCGGATGCACCCGTGGGCACCACGCTGGCAATGATCGATCAGGCCACGAAGGTTCTGAACTCCGTCCACAAGCGCATGCATGCTGCGCAGGCCGAGGAGTTTACCTTGCTGCGCGACTGCTTCCGCGAGCACCCAGAAAGCTTCTGGGAGCGCAACCGCAAGCCAACCGCCCAGTGGAACCCAGAGCTGTTGCTGCGCGCGCTGGACGACGTGGAGCTGGTGCCGCAGGCAGACCCGAACACCTCGAGCCACGCCCAGCGCGTCATGAAGATCATGGCGTTGAAGCAGATGCAGGCGGCAAGCCCCGGTCTGTATGATGCCCTCGCCGTCGACAAGGCCGCGCTGAAGGCTATTGGCTGGTCAAACCCAGAGCAGTTCCTGAAGCCAGAGGCAGAACGCAATCAGCCGCCACCGGAGATTCTGAAGGGCATCGAGGACGTCAAGATCGCCCACCAGAAGGCTGATGCAGACACCTTGCGGGCGCAGGCGGCCATGATCTCGGCGCAGCGCCCCAACGCAGCCCCAGCAGCCTCTGGGCAGCCGCAGGGCCCCGACCCGGTCAAGGTGATGGCGGAACAGAATAAGGCGGCACAGCTGCAGTATTCGATGCACCGCGACGCAGTCCAAGATGAGAACCGCGATCTGGACCGCGAGAAGGATCTGCGCCTCGGCCAGATGCAGGTTGACCGCGACCAGATGGACAATGCGGTCCGTATGCAGCACGAGCAGGACATGAAGATGGGCGATCAGCATCACGACCTGCTGAAGCTGGCAATGCAAATCCAGAATGGCAAGGGTTCGAAATGAGCAACAGCGATCTGATTAAAGCCGCCAAGGAGACCCTAGGCGCATCCTTGGAAAAGCGGCGCGCGCGGGAGGCTAAAGTCCGCGCGCCAAATCAGATCGCCCCATCCAAATACCTGCCGAATGTGCCACGCGCCGCGCATGCTGATGGTGGACCCGCCATGTTTCAGGGCATCCATCCAGACCTTCAGGACGAAGGCGGCGCTCCGCTGGACCTGTACCACGGGACACCAAAAAACCAAGAGTTTGAGGCATTTGATGATGCAAAACTTGGTGCTAGAGATGCTGGCTTCTATGGTCGTGGTCATTACTTGACACCATCCCGTGGAAATGCAGAGGGCTATGCAGACCCAGAAGAGATGGGATCAGGAACCGTAATCGGCCCCCTGCATGCAGCACTCAAGAACCCATATGTTTGGGATGTTTCAGATCAGGGCGCTCACCGCACTCTCCGCGACCTACAATCAATGGGGATCATGCGAGATAAAAACGAGCTAAGACCATGGGACAACCTACAGCAACATCACATCAAGCCATTCATGTCCGAGATGAAGAAACGCGGCCATGATGGCGTGATATTAAAAACGGAAAACGGATTATCGGAGGTTGTTGCGTTTGACCCAAAAACCATCAAGCACAAGGATGCAGAGGCATTTGATCCCAATGATCCCCGCATTCGGCGCGAAGACGGCGGTGAGGTCGATGGTGACGGCGGCTCTAATGTAACCAACTTCACGGTTGCCCGTGTCGGCAGAGACATGGCATCAACAGATCACTCAACAGAAGCCCAAAACCTGTTTGACGCCGTCGCCGCCCGCCATAAGGCGGGTCAGGATGCCCTTGATCAGGCGCATGCAGCTGGGGCCTTTGACAACGTGAAAATGGGTGATGTTTATCGCTACAAAGCCACAAAGAACGCTACCCCGATGGAGGTTGTATCGCACCGCATGGTTCCTGTAGACCGATGGGGTGATCGCAACCCCCCAACGAAAGTTTTCAACGGCCACTATCCAGCCGCAGAATTAAAATACAAAATGGCCGGCGGCGATAAGGCGCTTTACCCAATCGAAATGCTGGAAAGCGGAGAAAAATATGAACGCATTGCAGGAAAGCCCCGACTGGTAAAAGCCGGTGGCGGTGAGGTCGATGGTCAAAATGAAGGAGACGCAAATGCAACTGCCCCCACATATCCTACAGCACGCCCCCAAGCGGGAGAACTTCCCGGATCAGGAGGAGTACGAGGAGGCACTGGCCTTCTTCAAGCACCGAACGAAGCATCTCTCGAAGGTCTCCCCTCCAAAGTCCGCATCCCGCTAACCGGAGAGACAATCAGCGCCGGCGCGGATCCGCGCATTCGGCAGGTGGCCCGGGACTACATGGCAAAAGCCGGCCTGCCTTATCACCCGCCGACCAAATACGCCAAGGTTGACCCCAAGCGCGCGGCGCGGATTGGCGATGCCTATGATGCCATGACAGATAATGCGGATGACCCGCTGACCAAAGCATCGTACGCCGCAATGATCAAAGAGACGATGGGTCAATATCAGGCCGCCAAAGATGCCGGGTTCAAGGCGGAGTTTTGGAATCCCGAGAAGGACCAAGATCCATATGCCGCATCGCCCCGACTGGCGACAGAGGACGTTCGGAAAAACCACCACATGTGGGTTTACCCGACCCATGCCGGCTACGGCAGCGGTGATCCGATCAGCGAAGAAGACATCAAGAAAAACCCCATGTTGCAGCTGACCGGCGAGACGTGGAACGGCATTCCGGTGACCGTAAACGACATTTTTCGTGCCGTTCACGACTATTATGGCCATGCCAAGGAAGGTGTCGGTTTCCGCCATGATGGCGAAGAGAATGCTTGGCGAGCCCATGCGTCCATGTTCTCGCCCCTCGCGCGCATGGCCATGACCACCGAGACCCGTGGCCAGAACAGCTGGCTGAACTTTGGCCCACACGGCGAAAAGAACCGCACGGCGCGCACTGAGGATACGATCTTTGCCCCACAGAAGGTCGGGATCCTACCGCACTGGGCCCACCATGAGGGGGCAGATGACTTCATGACACCAGAAAGCAAGCAGGAAATGCGGCGCGTCCGGTCACGGTTCGACCCAAATGTCGGAAAAGCCCTCGGCCTAACGCGCAGCTTCACCAAGGACGGCAAGTCTGCTATCCTGAGCCTGAAATCTTCCGGAGAATGACATGGCAGACATCGTAAAGCGCGCACTCGATACGGTGTCTGATTATCAGGATCCGCCCAGCAAGAAGATGCAGGGGTGGGATTGGCGACCATTGAAAGATGTGCGCGAAGACCTTGGTGGCCTGCATGAGATCCCGGCGCACGTCGAGGATTTCGGTGCCTACATGGACGAGATGGCGCGCAAGGCGGCCACCAGCGGGCTCGAGCCGCGCGATCTGATCAAGGCATATGCGATCACCCGGTCCAGCATTCAGCGCCGGGCACAGACGGCCGACAAGCTGCGGGCATCGGGTCTTGACCTGCCGCCGGGGATGACCGGATCCATCCGGCCCGAGGGCGCAATGGCCGAGTGGATGAAAAGTCCGATGGGCCAGCGCTACCTGAACGCGGCCGAGGTCGGCAAGGTGGATCAGGAAGCTGTTGACCATGCGCAGCGAGTGATGAAGCCGTTTGGCCTGAACTCCGAACAGAATGCCCTGCCGTGGGCGGCCGAGAACCTGCACGACAAGCACAAGGTAGTCTCTGATATGGTTAAGCGCGCCGTATCGAGCGATAGCCCGGTTGCGGAGTGGCGCGACTTTGGCAAGAAGCTCCACGGCATCGGCACGGCCAAAGCGGGCTTTGTGGCGTCCATGCTTGGCCGAGGCGACCAACCCACGCTGGATGCGCGACAGGTAGTCCTACAGACTGGAAAACCGACGTCTGACAGCAAATCGCAGATGGCTCGGGCCGGATACGAAGGTGTTGACCGTTTGGCGGCGCGCCAGTCGGCCCTGAACCCAAAGATGGATGCGGGTCTCGAGCCGTTCCGCCAGCACCTGACCCACCATGCGATCTGGGATAAGGCCGGCAACGAGCAGACAACCCACAGCGACGTCATGGACGCCATGCGGCACGCTAAGGATGGCGGCAGGATTGGCTACAAGGATGGCGGAAGCATCATCGACAGGATGAAAGATCACCCGCTGGGCGCTGCGCTCATGAGGGTTTCTGGCATTGACCCTAAGGCCAGCGAGGAAGAGGCTCACGCCTACCTGAAGAAAATTGAAGAGCGCCGCAAAAACCTTGTCAACCCAAGCACTGTACGCACGATCAACGACCCAGCTGAGCAGGCTCGTCAGATCGCCATGCTGCAAAAGTACAACGTCGACACGTCCGAGGATAAAACACCAACCGGCGGGTACTACAACATCAAGCAGGGCGTCGCGCCTAAGGACGTCCGGTCCACTGTGACTGATATCCCAAACGTGAAGCCAGTGGCTCGCCAGAGCATGAGCTGGGAAGATGCATTGACCCCGGTTGCCGGCGGCACGCTTATTGGCCTTGGCGGTGACCGGTCACGCTTGGGGCGGATGACGCACATTGAGGGAAGGAAACTGGCTTGGCCGGTAGACCTCCATGCCGGCGTGGATTACATGCGCGAGCCAAACAAGGGTCAGGTCTGGGCAAACGCAAAGGCGCACGCCGAAGGCCTAGAGCGCATGATCGGCAAGGCGGCCGAAAAGGGTCCGATCCTTGGCGCATTCCAGCCTATGGGTCCGCAATCGGTCTCGTCGTCGCACAATATGGTCGATGCCCTGATGGCGCAGATCCCGGGGTCCGGCATCAGCAAGAAGGATGCCAAGGAATTTGACGATGCGTTGAAAGCTGGTCTTCACGCGGCGAAAAAGGAAGACCAACCGAAACTGGCTAAAGCCATGGAGGAATGGCCCGGG